TCACTGTCTGTGGCATCTAATCCCTTACCGTATATCATTTCTGATATTCCGTTTATAGAGGCATTATTAGTTGGAGACCCATTGTACCTATCTATTAGATAGTCAAAGTAATCGTTTTCATCTCCGTATTCAACCCAATCATTTCTGCCATTCTCACTGACCTCTGGTCTACTGTAGGATGATAATCCTATGACATGGATAGATTGCTCTACCTTTTTTACTATTGAGTTTACGTTGGCTTTATTTCTTGCCATTTTTATTGATTTATTCTTACTCATTATATAATAACAAAATCATTATCGTAGCTATCTTCCTCTACATATTCTCCAGTATTAGCAAAATACTTATCTAAACCAGTTTGGTCAGTACAGAATATTAAACCTCTATATATCTCCGTAGAGCCATCTTTTACCCTATAAGTGTACTGATTGCCCTCTTTAAGTGAGAAAGTGCCTGTAAGCACCATGTAATCGTCTTCTGAGGTCTTTGAGATACTAACATCAGATGTAGTTCTTGTAGATTTATCTGTTAAGGATAAAGTAGGGGAACTGGCATCAGCTCTTGTTACAATCTTTAATGATTGACTATCTGTAGAAGTTGTTAGAATCTCCATACTAAAGTAACATCAAAGTACGATTTTGTTTTGTATTAACAAAAAAAAGAGGGCATAAAGCCCTCTCTTTAAATCTACAATATAATGTTAATATTATACTGCTCTTTGTGTAGATTCTGTATCAGTAGCAGAAGTCATTCCTACGAATGGGTCAGCAGTAGTAGCTCCATCAACAAAATTAGGCATAGTAGTCTCATTTGCAGTAAGAGTCAAGGTATACCCCTGAAGGTCTCCCATTGCAGTTCCACTAACCATAGTTCCTCCAGTTACCTCAGCACCATGTTCTCTACCTACGAGAAGAAGGCTTCCGTCAAAAGTTTCTAGGAAAACATGAGGTCTTCCGTATGCCATTAACTTCAATTCCTTATTATCTTCTTTACTTAGTTTGTGTAGTGTTACATTTACTACTTGCTCAAAGAATGTAGTTCCATTCTCTAAAGAACTTTGAATATTTGTCTCTAAGGAAGAATTACCTTTAACATCGTAAGTGTGATAAGTAAAAGTACCATCCATATCTGTAACTTCATCATTAGAGCCAACAGTAACAGCTCCCAAGTCTCCGAAATCTACAAAATGAATTTTTCTTATACCACCTACAGCATCTTTACATGGCTTTAGTCTTCCACCAGTTAAATCACAACTCATATCTTTTATGTTTTAAATGAAAAAGGGTAGGTAGGCACTTTGGCTTACCCACCCTTATTTCTTGGTTAGTTATTTATTAGATAGAGTAAAGTACAATATCTCCACCAATTCCATGTTGAATACCTGCGGTATATCTCATAACGATTCTTACGTTTTGAGACCCATCGATATCAGCCATATCAATAACTTTAACTTGGTTGTGGTCGGATAATAGACCAGTTCCAAAGAACAAGTTAGATTTCTCAGCAGCAACCATTTTGTTGCTTGGTAGACCTTGTGCCAACTCTATGTTGATACCGTCAAATGTCAATGCTCCTCCGTTGAACCATTGAGTACCTTTGTTGTCAGTACCTGCTCCACCGATTGTAGCTGCAAATCCACCTAAAGCTCTTACATAAGCTCTATAGATGTTAGGAGCGACATAAACAGTCAAGTCTTCTTTTCCGTATACGGTAGATGGAATTAAATCTACAGTAGCTCCAAGCTCTTGAATTACGTTAGCAGCAGTTACAGATGTTTCAGAAGTAGTAACATCATTAACGTCATCATCATCTCCTAGTGTAGTAAGGAATCCATCAAATTCTCCTTCTGTTGCATTAGCACCATTCCATACAGTTTGCTCTACTTTTTGAGCAACCTTGTCAGCAACGTGTGCAATCAAGAAATCAGAGAAACTTGGGGGTAGGTCACTGTAAGCAGAATATCCCATCTGAACTGCTTCCCAGTCAGATACGAAATCTTTTTTACAAAGCTCCAAATTTACTTGAAATTCTTCAGGTTGTAGGATTCTCTCACTCAAAGTAAGTACTCCTGTTGATTTAGTGAAGTCGCAAGTTGCATCAGCTACGATATCGCCAGATACAGCTTTCTTTAGTACTTCTTTAAATTTTACATTGGGTTTAATCGTAATTAGATTGTTTGCCAATGTTGAACCACTCAATAGGGCAGCAGAAATATATTTTCCTGCAAACTCCCCTGCATAAGTAGTGGTTATCGGTGTGGTTAAACTTTCGCCTCCTGCCATTTTAATTGATTTTAGTTATTTATTATTTATGAATTAATTCTACTTAAAACTCTACCCATAGTACTAGCGGGTCTGTTAGAGTTGTTTAGGTTTACGTCCAATTTTCCTTTTGATTCTGCCTCTGGACTATGCTTGATTGGTTCGGCAGCAGGTTCTTCAGATAGTTTCTCTAATTGCTTAGACAAATCTTCTTTTTGACTCTTGTACTCTTGTAATTCGCCTTTAACAGCTTCTTTAAGAGCATCAATCTCAGATTTCATTGCAGAGATGGCAGATTTAAAATCTTCATCGGTAACATACCCTTCCATCAATTCAACTTCTTCTTCTTGTGCTTCAACCTCAGCTACTTCTTCAGTTGATTCTTCGTTTAGTTCTTCTGCGACTTCTTCCACAGCATCCTCTTCACTTTCGGAAGACAATACTTCCTCTTGGACTTCTTCTTCCATGATATCCTGAGCAAGTTCATCTTCTTTGGTAAGCAAGGACAACTTCTGTAGAATTTCGTCTAAAATTGTTGTTGCTTTTGTACCCTCCATGATGTTTTTATTTATAATAAAATAATATAGTTATTGAATAGTGTTAGATTTTTGTTTATGGGCAACACTGAGTGTATGAGAAACTTCTAAAGAAATTAGCTCCAAACCCACCATTAAAATTCATGTCTTTTATATTACAAGCATTAATTAGATTATTGCCACTAACCTCGTAGTTCCTAACTCCAACAGTGAAAGCATTTGCTGAACCATTATCTTGAGTATTCTTTAAATATAAAGTATTAGTTCCGCTATATAACAAGTTAGGATTAAATCGATGGACAACCATATCATCTAATTCACAAACAAAATCTGGGTCTGTAATTGTTAAATCAGTGTTTGATGAAGCAATGAATAAAGAACCTATTTGAGCATTAGCATTTAAATTTACATCTCCTATTTTTGTACCATTAAGATATATATCGAAATTATCATCTGTTACAGAATTATCATTACATATCTGAATAACAAATACTCTATCAGTACATTCTGGTGCAGGGTCTCCCTCTGGGTCTAATACCTCTGAACTTAAAGCAGTACATTCAGCACAATCGTCAAAAGGTATGCCTATTGACGTTATAATCTCAACACCCTCAAAGTTTCTTTCTTCATTTACAGTATAACACCCTTCTTGACCATTCTGTAAGGTCATGTAATAGGTAGTTCCAACATTTAAAGTTCCATGATAATGTGCGTTTTTATGGTGTCCATCGTCACAGTTAGTTATACGATAAGCGTTTGTTTCCTCTGATGTTGGAATTGAGCCACCTGCACCTAGTCCTCCTATTCCCTGAGCTTGTAAACTTCCATCACAACATTTTCTTGAATACGTTCTTCCATCTGGGCAAAGACAAGCTCTCCTGTCGTTTGTAGGAGATGTTCTGCTATAAGTAAACTTTCTTCTTCTTCTCATGCCTTACTTGATTTTGGATGTTTCTTTGGCAGTAAATCATAATCCGTTGTGTATTTAGGATTCTGTGGTCTACCATTTCTAATTAAGTATAGATAGGCATTAACCCTAGCAAAAGCCCATTGAGAAGCTGACCTAACTTTAGGGCTATGAGATGTGTTAAAAGCTCCAAGACCACGCTGAAAAACAGAGGCAAGGACACCAGTAGTAACACCATAACCCAATTTACTTTTATATTTCTTATTGAATTCATCAGATTTCTTTTTAAGTGATGCTCTATCTTTAGCAGAGACTTTAGCTCCTGTCTTTCCAGAAGCATCTCCTTTAGCAGACCCCTTACCTTTAGGATTCTTATTAGGAGTGTCAGACTTGGGTGCTTTAGGACTTTTCTTTACATTACCCTTACTATCAACTTCAGCAAGTATATGTTGCTTACATGGCATATACCAAGTCTTACCATTCATTTCATGTTCATGGTAACCTTCGCATCCTAAATCCTCAGCACCCTTCAGTGCCATTTCTTTTGTAGAAAATGCTAACCTATCGTTTATAACGGCATAATCATCATCTATAACCATAGATGCCATCTCTATTTCACCAAGACCTCTTAATTTACTTCTACTCCAAGAAAGTGCTGATAACCCACCCCAAGCATCATACATTAACTTGCCACATCCATCAGAATAGCTCTTAGAAGCCTCTAAATCGCTTTTGTGACGAGAAAGGAAGGAGTACATCCTTTTTATTGTAGATACCGTTAGATTGCTTCTAGATGCTAACTGAGAGGCTCTACGTTTTCCCACAGCAGTTCCACAAGAACCCCAACCATTTTCATCAACGTATTTTAACACCTTCTTAGCGTTGTTTGACACAGACTCAGGGTAATCGTTAAATGTTTTTAGTTCGTACTTCTTTGAGTCAAGGAAGTCTTGTATTTCAAATAGAATTTCAGTGGCTTCATTCTCGTTTATATCGTCACCCATCTTAGACATCTCAAGTTTATCTGTGAAGTATCCTTCGATAGAGAATCCTTTTACTAATCCTGTCTTGACATAGTTCTCCCAGACTTCTTCATTGTTAACCTTCATGGAAACCATCCAAGTACCTACTGGCATATCTAATCCATACTTTCTACTTTTATCATGAACATCATCTTCTATAATCCAACTTTCCACTACAGTTAAACCATTGAGTTCAGCTTCATGTTCCAATGTAGATTTGTTTTGATTACCCCTCATCAAGAATAATTCACTTGCTTTTCTTACAGTATCGTCAGAGAAATAAATGTAGTATTCATCCTCTCCATCTGTACGATAAATATTCTTATTAGGAATTAGGGCAGCACCCATTAAAATACGTTTCTCCTTATCTATCTCAGCAAGATTAACTTTTGTTTGTTCTTTTAGGGCAATGAAGTTTTCTTCTATTGCAGGTTTATCTACAATAGATATAGCTTCTATTCCTGATAGTAAAGCATCTTCATCAATAAGTAATTCTATAATTCTCATAATTTATTATTTAAAATGCAGCGATATTAACTGTTTTATCTGCAATGTTATTATAGGTTTCTAAATCATCCCACACTAAATTAACTTTTTGTTCCTGTCTTGTTCTTGCTACAGCCACACTAAGTTGAGAGGTTTCTGACGCTCCTACTACGTTAAAATCAGGTGCTTGAACCCCTACTCCACTTGAAGACGTTCCTGAAGATGATGGCTCACTTCCGTAAGGCAACTTAGCTCCAAGGATGTTTTTCACCGCAGCAAATCCTTTTAAAGCTGTTGTAGCCGCCACCACATAACTAAATGGAGGTGCAATCTCAGCTAAAGCTTTAGTAATCCCTTGATATGTGTTGATAGTTGCCATAGTTAGTGCCACTGCCTTACCTACAGTAGATGATTCACCTGCTGCCTGCACAATAGCATCTCCTAACTCAAAAAGTGCTTCTTTTTCAGCTCTAGTTCTTTCTTTAGCAAAAAATGTCGTTACTTCCGTTCTAGCTTGTTGAGTAATCTTTTCATTTAAACCAAGAGCGTTTATGGATGCCAAGGCTATGTCTTGTTCTAATTCTATAGCAGAAAGTCTGTGAGTGCTTTCATCTACTATAAAATCTAAATTTCTATTAAAAAAGAACTCCCTTATCTTACCTAATTCTCTTATAGAGCGTATTTGTGCATCAAAATTATCTATTTCGAGCATATCATACTGCCTTTTTTCTTCAGCAACCTTTAGCGATTTTTTTCGTTCTTCCGTTCCTTTTCTTTGGATGTTGACAAACTTAAGTAAAGCATTAGTCTGCTCATCTATTTGAGTCAATCTGGCTTTACCAAATTCAAATATTATCTTTTCAGTATCCAGTTCTTCGGTAAGCGTTGAGTTTACTGTATTTGTTAGAGCTATACGACCCATAGCTACATCTTCCTGTTGCTTTTTAAATGATGCTATAGCCTCTTGTGCATTTTTAAAATTCAGCTCTCTTGCCTTTTCGTCTCTTTTTTGTAGAATCTCTATCTTCTCAGATTGAAGCTCTCTAATTTTTTCTTGAGCTGCTTGTGCGACTGCTAAATCAAGTATAGTTTGTCTATAGTCATTCGTTGCTCTTACAGCATCATCAGTTTTATTTGCTACGTCATCTAGAGATATTCCTGCGTTG